GGAAGGTACTGCTGATCTTTTAACAGTTTTTGTAGTAACTGGATTTTTTTTATTTACAGGTCCAGAAATTGTTCGGTTGTCAAAAGTTTTTTTTCCTTTTGCAAATCCTGTTGTATCTAAAAAAGACATAGAAGAACTTTTATTTTTTCTATCCCCATCATATCTTGATACAATACCTGCACTAGAAGCATAACTTTTTCCTTTTGAAGCATCATATTTTTCTACTACTCTTCCTTTTGAATCATATTCAACACCCTTCATTAGTTTTTTATCACTTCCAGGTTTACCTTGATTATTCAAAGAACTTATAGCTTTGTTTCCTGCAGCTGTGTTAGCTTTTTTAATAACACTACCACTAACAGATTTTGCTGCCTTTGAAGCACCACCTTTTTGTTTTTTAGATAATATTTTTTTTGTTGCCATAACTATACTTTTTTAACTCTTCTTCCCATTCCTACTCTAGACTTTTCAGCTTTTTTAGCAGTTAGTTTAGAAGGTGTAATTTCACTCTTTGTTTTAGGTGTATCTTTAGATACTCTCTTGGTAGGCCGGCAGTATTCATTTTTACCACCAGCCCCACAAGCTTTACCTGATTTTGTATCTTGCCATTTTTCTGCTTGCCATCTTTTAAGGTTTGTACCAGCTTTAGTTTTCCTAACTGTACCAGAACCTTTACGGCATTTAGCAATAGCTTGAGAAGCTCTAGCTGAAGGAAACACAGCATACTGTGCTTTTACTTTAGAGTAGCAAGCATCTTTAGGCATCTTAACAAGATTTCTTTTTCATACTACCACCCATTTTAGCTTTTGGAGTTGCAGTTTTTGGTGCAGAAGATGTTCCACCTGTACGTCCTTTAGCAACTTTAGATGCAGAAACTTTTGAATTAACTCCAGATTTAACTCCTTTAGATCCAGCTGATTTAAGTGCTGTAACTTTAGTATTAGAGTTTACCATACCACCAGTTTTTTTCACAGGAATTATTCCTTTTCTTACTTTACCAAAACTATGTACTGGACCTTTTTTCTTTTTAATAACCATTGTTTGACTATTACCGTCAGGATTAGTTGTTGTAAACTTTGTTTTATTTTTTACATAGTTTCCTTTTGAATCATAAGTGTTTGTAGAACTACCTTTACTAGTAGAACCCTCTCTATAATTACCTGTTTCTGGCGTAGTAACTTTTGTTCTTCCAAATATATTTTTTTTAGTGGTACTTTTTCCAAATTCAGTACCATATTGAGCTTTTTTAAGTGATTTTTGAGCACCACCTTTTTGATTTATACTAATTTCATCATTAGGATTTCTACCAACTCTTTTAGCCATACGGTATTGTTTTTTAACAGCTTTATTCCAATCCATATCTTTTGTTGATGAAGTTGTATTACCTGATGCATCAGTTATACTTTTTGTTTTTGATGCAAATGGTACATATCCTTGATTAGTATCAACTGATTTAGTAATAGTACTACCATCTCTTTTAGTTTTAGATACATTAGCAGTAGATGGACCAAAAGTATTCATACTGGCAGTTCTTACTTTTTTAGATTTAATAATTTTACCATCTTGAGCTTTCATTAATCTTTTTTTCATAGGACCTCCTTCTTTTTTATAAACTTTTTTAGGTTTACGCATATAATTTTCACTATCTATTCTTTCCATAGCTTCTCTTTCTTCATTAGATATCATTTGACCATTTATAAATGGATTAAGACCTCTAATAAGATTTGCTTCTTTTGGAGCATAAGGAATTTGAGTAGCGGTAGAAGGAGCTCCTGCATCTAATCTTTCTATGTCAGATTTATTTAATGGTCCTTGATAAGTTTTTTGTACTGTACCATATTGAGCTTTACGTAAAGGTTTTTTAGCACCACCATATTTCATTTTACCTGCTGCTTCCATTTTTGCTTTTTCTTCAGCAGCTTTTTTAGCTTTACGTCTATTTGAAATATTCTTTCCAATACCAGCAGCACCTGCAGCAACAGCACTAATACCAGCAATGATTTGACTTGCTTTAGCACCTTTTGATCCTTTTACTGCAGCCCCAGTTTGATATTTTTTCATTGTTTTCATTTTATATATAAATTAAGAGTTCCAAAGTTTTTCTACTTTGTTGTTAAGATCTTTTAGAACATCCTCATTTAGTGGGTTCTTTAAGAATTCAATAACATCAGAAGTATTTCTACCCATCATTGCTCCAGACTGAACATGGTAGATATGTCCATCTGTCTTATTAATAATATACTTAAAAAATATGGAATCTTTAACAATTGCTTTAATTTTTAATGTTTCCATATCTAAATTAGATGCATCTATGAAACCTTGAGCTGCTCTTTCCTTGTTACCTTCAGTTCCTTCACCATTAATGTGTCTATCCATATTATCATAAATAACATCATTTGGTGTATGCTTTTTATATTGTACACTAGCTACATCTACTGCTTTTGCAATATAAAATAACTTAGTGCTGTTTTTATCAAATAGTTTTTGCAACTCTGCAAGAGCTTTATTTTTAAGTTTCTTGTATTCTGTTCTAGTACCTGCAGTTTCCTGAGCTTTATCTAAATAAAATTTAGGTGCAACTGATTGAGATCTTGCTTCATCATAACTTCTAGCTACTATTGAAAATCCTCCAGCTTCAATTGCAAGTAATTTAATTCTATCAAAAGGATCATTAAGATTTAAAAATAAAGGATCATTACCACATGATATAGTAATCTTATTCCAAAAATCTGAGTTATCAGGTCTTAATAATTTTACATTATTCCAAAACTGCGGATCTTCAACATCTAATACATTAGCTGCTAGTTCTTGTTCTAATTCTGCAACTAATATTCTAATGTTTTTAATTTTTGCTTCTTTTTCATGAATGTCTTTAATAAGTTTAATTTCAGGAGCAAATTCATTTAATCCTGTAATATATTGTATTACACCATTTTTTTCTAAACAAGCTAATTGTTCTGTATGAGTTACACCATCAAAAAGACATAAGTCATAATCTTCCAGTCCCATATTTGAAACTGATTTGTCAAAGTAAGGTTTAATAGAGATAGCTGTTTTTTTTGTATCTCTTGTTTGTACCATTGTGAAATTTTCCATTGTTTGTTGGTTTTTGTTTATTAATTAAAAAATAAAAAGGGAGGAGAGCATATCCCCTCCCTAATTATTAGGATTTATATATTAGAATGATCCACCAGTGATTGGGTTTCTCATAACAATCTTAAGGACTTTAGTTGGATCCTTAACCCAGATAGCTGGCATTGTTTGAGACATCATTACACGGTATCCATTGAATTGTCCTGAAGACTGGAATCCTTGAGAACGTCCCATGTAATCCATAGTACCATTCTGATACCACCACTTCAATTGATTATCCCAAGATAATTTCAATAAGTAGATGTTATCATTTGTATTATCTGTGATATCAAAGATAATGAATGAATAAGAAGATAATGGGAAACCATCAATAATTGGATTTTCAATATCATTTGTGTGAACATTATCAAATGCTGGATTCAATACAAACTTAACATTAGCCAAGAAAGGAATAACATAAGAAGTATAAGAGAATCCAAAATTTAAGTCCATACCTTTACCAGTGATTGCACCAATATCAGCAGCCTGGATAAGAAGACCTGAAGAGATAGCTTCTCTTTTGATAGCTTCATTTACCATACGCATACCACCCATACCAGTTTGAACTACTAGTGAACGCTTAGGATCTGGACCTTGGAACTCAACCTTACCATTGAAGAAGTTGTAGATTTCTCCACGGAACAAATCCAATGTAAAGTTATTCTTGTTGTATACTCTTTTGAAAGAGTTATCCAACTGCTTCCAAAGACCCACTGATAATCTGATATCATCTGGACCATCTTGCTTAACACGTCCACCTTGTCCCCACATCAAGTAAGTCTCAATGTCAGATGCAATTTTGCTCAAGTGAGCTGCTTCCATATTAGTCAAGAAAGTACGTGATAAATCACCATTGTCAAAAGCTTTCTTTACAGAATCTTTACCCATTACTTTAACCATATCCTCTAATGAGTTTACAGAAGGATCAATGTTCTTATCAAATGTTCTCCAGATTTCAGTTACTGGTACTGTACCATCTGCATTCATTCCACCCTTAATCATCAAGTCAGCACGTGATGAGATAGAATAATGTACGTGAGCTTCTGCTCCTCCTACATAGTTGTAGAATTCACGGAAACCTGCATTAGTAATGATATCAGAGAAACGTTCTCCATATTCACCACGTGCAGAACCTTTACGGAACACTTTAGTACCATTAGCCAAGTACTTGTTGTCAATGTATTTGTAGTTGTCATTATTAACAAGTTGAACTGTATAGATAAATCCGTCACCAATTGGAAGAATATCTTCCTGAGTAACATACATTTCCACACCATTGTACTTGTCATAAGTCAAGATATCACCATGTCCAAACTCACGTTTGTTAAGTTTAATTTTAAATGTGTTACCATCAACACCTTTAAAATCATTGTCTGGTTCAATATCTTCTACAATATATGGAAGATCAATAGAGACAGGAGTCTGCCACTTATACTCACCACGAGCATTATCAACCATAATTACATTTTTTCCTCCAAAAGAGGACATTTGATAAAGAGGCATTTCTACTTTCTGTGCCATAGCCCAAAGGTCTACTGGTCCAAGATCCATAGGTTCTGCATCTTTCAACATGTTTGTTAAGTGGTAAGAGTCCACATGTGATGAGGCTGCATATGCAGTATCACGCAGAAATATACCATTGTTTAAAACTGGAGTTGCCATTGTTTATTTATTTATTTGTTTGTTACTTAATTAAAATCTTCTAAAAATATTTTGACTATTTCTAGATATTGTTTTTTGTTGTGTTTTTCTTGTTGCTGGTTCATCTTCTTGTGGTGATGAACTTGACAGCTTTCTTGCTTCTTCTGTTTTTAATTGTCTTACTACTTTTTCTGTAGCTTGTTTACTTCCTTGTTCTCTTACTTTTCCTTTATAACCATCTGGATCTGCAAGTAACCAAAGTGCTTCTGCAATCAGATCATGTCTTGGTTCTACAAACTGATACTTCTCTAGCAAGTGTCCAAGTAAGTTTGTAGGTCTTCCTGATATTGAAGGATAATTAGGTTGAACTAATCCTGAGTAAAGCATGCTTTGAATTTTTTTATCAAGTTTAACTCCTCCAATTTCTCCTCCTACAAGTGTATTGTATACATTATCAGTATACATTTTTGCTTGTTTTTCTTGTTGTTCTTTTTTAGTTTCTTGTTCTGCTAATTGACGTGCAACAATTTCTTCTTGCATTCTATCAAGTTTAGGTTTAAACTGATTTGCTTTTTGATCAAGTTTCCCTAAATCTGACCAGTCGGTTATCTCTGCTTCAATTTCTTCTGGTGTACCAAATCCTGTTGCATATAAATATTGACGTGCAATTTCAGCTTGGTCATATTCATTTGTAGGATCTAATTGAATCATTTCCTCTACTTGTGCAAGAGTTCTAAATAACCCTTTTAAATCTTGTCCACCATCAGCTACATATTTAGCAGCAATTTGAAGTTCTTCAGGTAATGCATTAAAGAATTCTTTTGGAGTACTTTCTCTAATTTTATTTTCTCTTTCTTGAAAATTAGCTTCAAACAATTCTCTAAAATCTTTAGTAGTATAATCTTCTAAAGCTTTATCATCATCAAATCCTACAAGACTACCTTCTTCAATCATTTTTTGTGCTAATTCATATAGTCCAGATTTATCAACCTTTGGTCTACCTTTATTACCAGCATCTTCTTCTAGTGAAATTAGATTATCTAACTCAGCAATAGTTTCTTCAACTTCTTTTTTCTCTTCTGGTGTTGTAATACCAGGCTTTTCAATGAACGATAAATCTACAGTATTGTCATTAGAAAATACTGTTTTTACTTTTTCTTCTTCTTTGTCTGTACCAGGTAGCATAATACTTTCTGCTCCTGGTGTTCCAAAGAGTTCATCCAAGTTTACATCTACTTGAGCTACCGTTGTAGTATCAGATGTAACATTGTTTTCATTAGGATCTAACATGTTGTTGGTTTTTTGTTTGTTACTTAATTTAATATAGGCAAAATTGTTGAAATAAACTTATTAAATTTAAAAGAACAAAAGTTTTTTGTGCATTATATAGCTAAACTACTTTTTTTTCTTTGCAGGTTCTTTTTTATCAAACTTATTTTTATTCTCTTTTGCAATTTGTAATTGTTTATCTGCTACTTCTTTTTGAGCTTGAATTTTTTCTCTTTCAATTTCATTCTTATCTCTTTGTAACATGTTTCTATTAGTTTCTTTCATTCTTTCTAATTGAGTCTGTTCTTGATATTGTTCAGTTTGACGTATATCTTTCATTGCATCTTGGTAATCAGATTGTTGATTCATATCAAGATCCACTCCTGCTCCATATCCTGCAGCTCTAATTTCAGCAACTAAAATATCTCTTTGTCTATTTTTTTCTGCTTGCATAGAATCATAATCAAGTTTCATTTTTTCTTGTTCAGCTTGAGCTTGAAGTTGTTGTTCTTGCATTTGTTGTTGCTGTTGCATTTCTTGCTGCTTAATCATATTTACTTTTTCTTCTGAACTCTTAAGTACATTATTTAATTGAGCAATTGAGTCTGACTGAATTACTTTACCAAGATCATATATACTTGCTCCAGTAGTATTATTATTTAAAGCCATAGATTTTAGTTGTTCTAAAATTGCTCTATGATTAGCTGTAGTAGATGCAAAAATATTAAGATCTCTCATTAATAAATCAGTACCATTAATTTCAAAATTAACTTTTTCATCTGCTGAAGTCATATACTGTAACCTTAAAGAAGGTTTTGTTGAGTGATAATATTGAGCTAAGTCTGTACGCATTTGATGTACTCTAGGCATTAAATAATCACAGTGTTGTATAAAGTATACTTCAGTTTGTGCATATGATGCTGACACAGCTTGTTCAACTCCGGTAGCTGTAGTTTGAGATAGTTGCTGTCCCATTCTTTGTGGGTTAACACCTATTACTTCATAAGCTTGTTGTTTAAAATAATTAGCTAACTGTATTCTAGACATAAGTCTATTAGTTTGTTCAAGATCTATTTTTTGAAAATGCTGAAAGTTTAATGCATTTTCTGTATTAGTAATAGAAGTATCTAATGGCAGCATCTGAAAATTCTTCATTGCTACATATGCTTTAGCTAAATTATTTTTACCCCAGTCTTCACCCATTGAGTGTCTTGGTAATGCATTCTGATCTAAAAGAATTACTGTACCTAATTCATCAACAAGAATATCTGCTATTTGATTATTTACAATATTATATGCAATCTGGTATGGCTTCATTAAATCTAATAAAGCTGTAGACTTAGTATTTCTGTCTGAGAAAATTGCACCTTCTACTGGAAGTTTACAACCATATAGACTATTATCTCCTTTAAATTGAAATCTTAATGGTCCAATTTTATTTTTATCTACACCAATATATATAGGAGTAAAGCCTCCAGGATTATTCATACCCCAAAAAGATGGAACATTAGGTCCAATTTTTACACCACCCCAAACTTCATTAATCCAAATCCAATCAATATGCTCTCCAAATATTAAATTATCTTTTGTTTTATTTTTAAATAATCTTGTATCATATATGGCTTTATCTGTAATTTTAAAATCTTCAGTAATTATTTCTACTGTAACTTCACCATTATCAGCAACTTTAGTTAAGTGACCTACTTTTCTTTGTGATTTCCAATAACTGGTTGATACTCTTAAAAGATATGCCGTCCCAGCTACATTGTAATCTTCTCCTTCAGCTAAAATTTGTGAAATAACATCTCCACCTTCAATAACAGAACCTGCTACCATTGATGTATATTGTCTGTATGCTAATGATGGTAAATTAGTATTCCACTCATGTGTTTTAGTAGCATCATAATAAGAACCATCATTTTGTTGACCACCAATATTATAACCTGCAGATCTAATAGGATAAATAGCTTCAAGTGCTTCTAGTTGTTCTTCTGTCATTAAGTATCCATACTTATCAATAACATCAGCTACAGTAAACATATCTGTTTTACCAACCCAATTTGCTTGAGAAATATATCTTGCATCCGGAGACTTATGATAGAATGTAAGTACAGGATTCCATAATTCTACTTCATAGTCATCATCCATCATTCTCATATGCCAGAATTCTCTATCTGTAATAAGTGAATCACGGAAAGCTCTTTCTTCAAGTTCATCAATTCTAAATCTTTCTACATCTACTTTGTGCTGGTGATCTGCCCATTGCTCAATCATAGATCTATAATCTTTTTTATAAAAACTTTCAATTTCTGGTAAAGTTTTAAGATTCTCAGGACTTAATTGTTGTTGTGCTTCTTCAGATTCAGGATCTAATCCTTGCTTCATTAAAGATGCTTGAATTTTTATTGATGCATCACTCATTAATACTTCTTCTACAGCAGCTCTTTTTTGTTCCATCATCTCATTATATGAGAATTCATCTACTGCTCTGTATGTAAGTTTAGTTGATCTTTTAGCAAATTCAGCTACTAAAACATTAATTACATTAGGTATGATTGGATAAAACTTTAACTCAAGTGCAGAATAATCTTCTTTAGTTAATGTCTCTACTATGTCTCTCATTTCATTATCTTCTTCAATAATGTAATCAGACTTATCTATAATACCTTTTGCAAGTTTATAGTTCTTCATTAGTCTTCTAGCATTTTTACGTATTTGCTTAAGACCATTCCACTCTAACCAATCCAGATTCCAAGCAGCCCATTCCTGATCTTTATCTTTTTTTGGAATAAATTGAAGAGGTTGAGTAATACTACCCATTCTATTGTGCTGAACTTTAGCTCCTTTTTTGAGCTGCATTGCGTTAAATACTTGCATAGTTTTTATTTAAAATTTTTAAATGGAGATCTTTTAATTGTTTGGCCACCACTTCTTAAAACATTACCCATATGACGGAAGGGACTATGAGATAATTTAAACAAATTATCTGACTTTTGCAAGTTTTTAGCTGCATCATCCATGACAGTTCTTTTAAGAAGTCCTATATTAGAGTGTTGAATTTTCATAAAAGCAACTAATGCTGAAAAAGCAACTAGTCTATCCACGTTGAGTCCTTCAGAGTAAGCTTTCATTTCTTTAAGCAACATTGGATCAGGAATGCGTTCTATACCATATGTTGTTTTTACTATTGTACCATCTTCTTTTGTTACAGTATCTAACTCTTCTCTAGTATATTCAATAACATAACTTAAAAGATGTGACTTAAATAACACTCCAGTATTTTTCCATCCATACTCTTGAAATACATTTGCATTAGCTCCAAGATCTTTTAAAAATAGGATTTGATTTTTAGGTACAAGATATCTTTGTTTTTTTCTAGATATCATATATTGGATAAATAAAGAAATGTTATTCTCTATTACTGTTAATGCATTATACCATTCTATAATTAGTTCTAGTCTCTCATGTGTTTTTTTAATATCATCAAATCTTCCACACCATGCTGCTACTATTTTGTCTTGTTCTATATAGTTTTCAACTTCAACTCCTGTATGTTTGTTTACTAAAATTGGAGCTTTCATTACATAAATAGAGCACAATGAATCTGATGTTGTTGTTTTACCTTCTGACACGGGGTCAATTGAAGCATAGTACATTCTAAAATCTGGATCTTTTACAGGTCTTTCCCATACTACTAATGTTCCTGTTTTATCTTCTGTTTTTTTACCAATAGGAAATTCAGTTATAGGAAGTTTATTTGTTTCTTTTACTTTAGGTTTACCATCTTCATCTCTAAAGATATCTAAGAATTCATATGCATATTCTTTTTCTTCTATTCTTCTTAATTGGGCTGCTACAAGATGCTGAGGGAATATAGATACTTTTCTATGTGCAAATGCTTCTTCAATATTTCTTGGATGCTGTGATACTTCTAATTGATATTTCTCAGGGCTCATTTTCTTTTTACACTCTTCAAAATATTCATCAAGTGCTTTTATTGATTCTTCCACAAGTGAATTACCAAACTCATCTATATATGGAGGCATTGACCATTGTTCTGGTATGAATAAACCTGAAACACCTATAGTATTATCTTTATCTAGTAGATTAGTATCTATTGCATAAATATCATTAGCTTCTGGATCTAGTATCATTGCTTTTAAAGGTTCACATTGATCTAAATCTCCTACTGATCCTGCAGCTATAAACATACCTGTAGTCATTAAACCAGATTTTAAAGCAGGTTTAATATATCCAAAAGTAGTATCCATTTTAGGAGCAATACCTGCTTCTTCATGAAAGAAGTATTTAACAGGACCCCCTACACCATTTGTAGGATCTTTTTCAAAAGACATACCTTGTATAGTTCCTTTAAGACCTACTTCTGTATTTCTGTCTCCTTTTCTTACTTGAATTTTTTGTTGCCACATCATTACCTTGTCTGGAGACATAGGTCTGTACCATGCTGTATGTTCATTTAAAAATGAAGCATATTCAGATAAAAATTTCCAAGTACCTTTTTCATTTATGTAGTCTTTAAGACTAGCTCCCATTTTTAATGTTACACCAGCCTCAAACCATTGTTGATTTAATAACTTACCTGCATGATAATATGATGAAGCAATCTGACGTTTTTTAAGAATAGCTACATGTTTATAATGTAATTCAGCTAATAGTTCATATAAGGCCATATGATATTGTGCATCTCTAATATCAGCAAATCCAAATGCTTGTATTTCTTTAT